ACATAAGCCATACTCCTATAATTACCTGCTTTAAATTGACCACCTTTTGAACTTCCTTTTTGTTCTCTGAATCTTACATTTTTACTTTTTGCCCAAATTTCAATCTTATCTAAGAAAGTTTTCCAAGTTCCTGCATAATTACCACTACCAAATCTGTATGGCGAGTTAGGTGCTTGTTGTCCTGTTATCTTAGCGTTAGGCGATACTTTACTAGGGTCTTTACCTTTCACACCTTTGTCAACAAAAAGTCCGTAATCTTCCATTAAAAACTCTAATAGGAAAGCATCAACCTCAACATCAACTCTAGATTCTAAAGAATTATATAATGAGCCACCACCTTTACCATCTTTAGTTAGATTAGTTCTAGCTTGTTGTACAACATACTTACCATATTTTTCAATAGTAGCTTTTAAGTTTAAAAATTCCATTAGCAAATGTATATGTCGTTATAAATAAGGACTTCCATATTTGCAGTCCAACCTGCTAACTGATTATCAAACCTGTCATAAAATGGTATTAAATTTGGCGATGAATCTAATTGATACATATCAGTATATAGCGTACCCATTCTAAGCCTTTGTATAAGTTTATTTAAAACTGCTAGTTGCGTATTTAAAATGTCTTGTTCATTATTGTTACCTTTGAATCTATCTATTGGAAAGTCTTTAGATTGGTCAACAATATCCATAGCAAGAACGCTAATGTTAAATCTTAATACTTGTTCTTCATCTGTTACGCTATTTATTATGATATGACCTAGAGGAAAAATATCTTGTTTATTTAGGTTTACATCAGATATGTTTCCAGTTGTTACTGTATTGATATTGATGTCTTCTAATAATTGTTCTTTTAATTTTTCCGTTAAATTATAAAAACCTCTTACTCCTTGATTGCTCATTTAAATTTCTTTTTAATTTGTTTTGCTTCTAGTTCGTTTTTTTCTTTCATAAATGCTAACATCATAAAGCAAGTGTGTACATTTAATTTAGTGACACTTTCAATTCTTGTAATATCCCCTTGAGAGAGACCATAAAGTGATTGATACCATCCCCATTTTCTTGAGAAGTTAGATAGTCCATCAAGGCTTTTGTCTGACCCTCCTCCAAAGAGTTCGTCATACTGCTCGACAAGTCTATCCCTAAATTCCACAAAAAAAAAATTGCTGACATTACTGCACTCAAAGGCATATCTATAATATTAGGATGTAGATTAACATTGTAATCTTCAATACTATATTTTTCTTTTAGTTTAGCAGTTATCGGTCTGTATAGAACATTCATAGCTTTTTCCATATTATTCCAATCGCCTATAAAAGTATCTAAGTCTATATATTCTCCTAGTGTTAAATCATCTAGTTGAGGATGAAATCCAAACTCTACTTTATTAACTTTAAAACTTCTGACTAGATTAGGCTTTTGGTCAAATAGCTTAGTAATTATTCCTACTATTTCATCTATATCATTTAACCTCAACCTCATAACATCATCTAAACTACTAGAACAAAATATTTCTATCATCTTAGCGTTTAAGAGTTTATTATCTTGAGTTTGTTCTTGTACTTTAAAAAACCTTTTATACTGCCTTAAAGTGATGTCTTCTAGTTTTGTGGGTATGTCTATACTCAGTTTCATATATATATAACGTATTTAATTAGAGATTTTATAATATACTAAGATAATAAAAAAAGGGCAGCCATTTCTGACCACCCTATCAATGTTGTAACTTTTCCCAAGTTATTATTACAACATCTTATTCATTTCTATTTTCTTGTGCATAATCCCATACTTGTGAATGTATTGCATCATCAACCCAATCCCAATAAAAGTCAGTTATATCCATTCCATTTAAAGTAACTTCTAGTATTTCTAAGTCGCTTTCAGGTGGGTTAAAATAATTTCCATCATCCCAATAATATTCATAAGAAATATTTAAATTATAATTCGCTTCTTCTACATTGTATTCTCCTTTTACTTTCATAATTCTAATTTTTTTAAGTGTTCGTATTTGTCTTTAATTTCTTTTAATTCAAATAATGCTTTATTTTTATCTTCTCTATATTGGCTGACTATACTATCGTGTATTCTAGCTTCTTGTTCCATAGTGTTTGCCCACAGAAATATACCTAGTAAACTATCTTGCATTAGTTTTAATTCTTTATTATCAGGACTAGCTTCTCTCCATTTTTTAACTAAACTAATTGCAATATCTATATCTGTATAGAATTCTAGGTCTTTTAAATTCTGTATTTGTGTTTTATATATTCCCATTATTTATTGTATGCACTTCTAGAGTTAGCTAATATCTGGAATTTTTCTTGCTGAGTTCCTAATAGTTTACCACATATAGGAGATACCTCAGTATAAACTTGTGTTCCTTTTTTATAAAGTTTTTTAAACATTATATCTTCTTGTAATGTTTCTAGTTTTCTACCTGTATAACCTAGTCTTTTTCTATCAGGTGTTTCTAATATTTCTTTACCTATAAGTTTTGAACCTATAAAGTATTCTTTTGAGTATCCGTGTATTTCAAACATTTGTTAAGTTTTATTATTATATAACAAATATAAAACTATTTAAGTTATAAACAAAATATTTTATAAGTTTTTTTTAATGTAATGTATATTTACCAAAGTTTGGTCTTGATAATATAGAGTAAGTAGCATATCTACAAGGGTCAATAATATGATTATGCTTGTCTTCAGGTATATTTATAAGTCTTCCTGATTTGTCTTCTTTCCATTTATAGTTTCTAAATTCTTGTATAGCATTATTACTATCTGATGTAATATGTAATTTATATCTTTTTAATAAGTCAATACCTGCATTAATTGAATCTTTACCTTTTAGGCTTGGTAATATATTATGCCCCATTCTTCTAAGTTCAGCAATTAGCCTTGGCTCTGCGCTATCTGCATATATTGGATTGCTTAATAGGTTTTCTTCTCTTAAAAATATATTAATGTCTTGCGTTGTCATTTGTGTTCTATATAAATGCTCTTTTATATAGAGGTCATAATTACTCGTGTAAACTGATACGAGAGTAGTTGGGTCATTTGTGTAACCAAAGTCCATTCCGTATGATATTAGTTTAGCATCATCAGGTATTTTGTTTACCTCTGCGTATTTAAAGATTGTATTAATACTACTCGCCCTTTCTCCTAATCCATATATTTGCCAATATTGGTCATCTGTTTCTTTTAATCTTTCTATTTCATCTCTAATTACATCTTCTAAAAAAGGATTATCTAAATAAGTAGTTTTGTAAAAGGCGCAATCTTTTCTAGTTATAACATTATCGTAAATCCAATGATACTCATCTGATGGATTGAAATCTAATATTATACGTTCTTGAGTTCTAAATATTAATTGTTGCCAATCTTCCCAATATAACTCATTACCCTCATTGATAAATAGCAAATCCCTTTTACGACCTCTAATCTTTTGTGATTGGTCAAGTGAAGTGAACTCAATTAAGTTTCCAAATAAATGATATTCACTACTACTCTTATTATGATACTCATCTCTATATACTTGATAATGATTTAATATCTGTAAGAAATCTCTTAATACTGTTGCTCTTAAACTTGGAAAGGTTTTACGACAAATAGTAATAATCTTATTTTTATTATGTGTGCAATAATGAAATATAATAAATAAAAGTATGTTGTAGGTTTTACCACTACGAGTTCCGCCTTGCTCTACGACTATTTTTTTATCACTATTTACAAGATGTTTGTAAACTATGTTAGTTTGTATCTTCGGTTTTATCAATTATCTCTATTTGAAAGTTATTAGGAATACCATCTGCTCCTGTTATTTCTTGTCTTTCGATATAACCTCTTTTCTTGCCTTTTGTTTTTAAATAGAATATTGTAGCTGTTGTATTGTTGTTTCCAATTTGTTGATGTAATTGACTTTCTGCAAAATCTAATGCAATGTTTTCAATATCTTTCACTTGATTAGCAAAATCCTCATCTTCATTTAGCCATTTATAAAATGTACTTCTCGGTGTTTCTGTTTTTCTACAAGCTACTGTTACAATTCCTAAACTTTTTTCTAATGCTTTGAGAATTGACTCTTTCTTTAGGTGTCTACTTTTGTTCATATTATTTATCAAATCCAGATAACGGATAGAAAATTAAACTATTTCTATACGCTTCTTCATTATGTTTTATTATTTTGGTTACTCCGTGAATATTATACCAAGCAGGATATACTAAAATACTATTATTAGCTTGTTCAAATGTATGATTAAAATCAGGAACACATAATGCCCCACCCTCTGTATCTTTTCTTTTAGTTAGTATTACGTTTACTGTGTTTTTTAAATTACCCCTGTCTTGATGAAATGGTGCTGCTATATTAAAGTTAGATATACTGCTAGTAAATAAGTTACCGAATCTATATTTTGGTAATGTCGTTTCTTCTATTATCTTTTTTTGTATTTCATATTGTTCTGGCATATATTGTTTGATTAGTTTCTCACTTTCTAAACAAGATAGTAACATCGCTTTAATGAATGTCTTTGCTTTTTTGTTTGTGTGAACTGCTGAAACAGAATTGTAGGGTCTTCTAAGATGAGGTTTAGCTAATACGCCACCTAATATAGTTGACATCTGTACTGTGTTCCTAGCTTTTGCTTCTGCTCTACTTATACCGTATTTTCTTTGCATTTGCATAACATCAGACCTTTCTAGTAATGACTTAGGAACATTCTTACTCAAGAACTCTTTGTTGGCTATTGTAATGTATTGTTTAAGTTTATCAGGAATGTCGTTTAAATAAAACCCTATTACCTTTCCATCTAATTCAAGTAAACAACTTTCAGTTACAGTTGGTGGAACAAACTCACACCTTGAGCCAATCTTTTTGTCGTGTTCTTGTTTTACTAGTTTTAATGTTTTCATATTAATATTTCATTTTTTCTTTTTGGGTTTAATCTTATCTTATCACCCCATTTAGATTTGAGTATCATAATATTTTTTTGTTCTTCTTTGTCATTTCTAATATCAACTGCTCCTCCTTTGTTTGAATAATGCTTGAATGTAAATAAATATTTTTGATACCTCAGAACTTTACCTTTTTGTATATGTTGAAGCGTATAATCATAATCTTCTTTTAAACTAAGTTGCGTATCAAATCTCAATTCATTAGGTTTTATAAATAACATATCGCCGATACAGAATTTATTTTCTAATACTAATTTATTAGCAAAAAAATAATTATCAGTAGGGGGTACACCCATTAAATCAACTCCTTTTATTTTAACAAACTTACTTACTATATCTTCTATGGCTTCATCTAACTTTACTACCTTTTTTTTAAAAAAATTCTTATTAGTTGTTACCTTTTTTATATCATCACTTAATTGTATACAAATATTATTATTACTAAAAGCGTGTTCAAGTGCAAAGTTTCTACTATCCATTAGGTTGCCTGTATTATAAACTTCTTTACAACCATTCTGCTGATATAATTCCTTTTGACCATTTTTAACACAAAAGATATATTTTTCTTTTTGTGCGTTATCAAAAGGTAAATCATTGTAACGATTAGCACTTATTACATAAACTTTATGATTCATATTTTTGCATAGCTTTATAAAATAAATCAGATAAATTAATTCCTTTATTTTTCAACTCATCATATAATTTTTTTATAGGCTCAAAATCTGCCGCAGGATATTCTAAGATAATTGATTTTTTTGTTTGGTCATACATAGTTTGTATTTCATCTTCCAAATCAATTTCATCTAATACGCTATAATCTATCGCTTCTTCAGGTTGCCAAACATCAATACCCCAATCTTTTAATTCTTTAGTATCCCAACTATTCGCAAGTATATCCCAATCCCACTCACCGAAACCTACATTATCTTTGATTACAAATTGTTGCATTTGTTTTTCAGTTAAGTTTTCAGCTTTAATAATCCATACATCTTTGAAACCTAATTGCTGACAAGCCTTGTAACGCATATTGCCACCTAATATACCCATCTCACTATTGACTATGATTGGTCTTAGTTTTAACATTTCAGGAAATTCTTTTATACTATTAACTAATTTCTTGAACTTATGTTCTTTAATTGTCCTTGGATTTACAGGATTTGAATATATTTTATTAATCTTAACTTTCTCTATCATAACTATATAACGTATTTAATTTAACTCTTTTTTCCATTTTAGTGATTTTTCCCACAACTTTAATTTCTGACCTACTTCATCAACTAACGAATCAGGAACATCTCTAATCACTTTATACATAGGATGATTAAATTTATTCTTTAATTCTAAATTTTTGTTTTCTAGGTTTGTTACTTTATTTTCTAAGTAATGTACTCTGTCTATTTTATCATAACATAAATCTGATTTGAAAGTAAATATTTCTTCTATTTCTTTTAGCTTAGGATTATGCTGAGCGTTTAAATGATATTTATTACTTGAGTATAATGCAGTAGAGTGGTCATAATTTTTGCCATTATCTATATAGAATTGTGCTATATGTATCCAACGCATATTAAGTTTGTTGCGTAATAAGTGGTTTAATAATGACCTTACTTCTATGTATTTTCTTTGTCTAGTGTTTTTAAAAACATCAAGACCTGATAGTTCTTTTATCTTTATTGCTATTTCTATTGGTGTTAAATTGTGCATTAGTTTGTTCTAAGTTTTAAAAGGTTATAACATTCTGTATATCTTTCTCTTGCTTTGCCTTTGTATTTATCTTTAAATAATTTGTATAGTTTCTTTGTGTATTTGTATTTGCTATCACAATGTACAAAATATTTTTTAGCAAACGCTTTACCCTTTCCTTTAAAGTAGTTTACATTATCTGCTGTATCGCCTACTATCATTTGCTCATAAAAATTATACATAGCTTCTTTTTCTGATATGTCTAGTATTGTTTTGTGTTTGTAGTGGTAGTTATACATAAGGCAAGGGAATTGTTTATAGTCTTTGTCTATAGATACTATCATAACATTTTGTCTTCCAAACTCTGTTGACAATTTATACCAATACCTAGCAACTAAGTCATCAGTTTCAATTCCAAACCCAAACTTGCTATCGTATGTTTCTTTTACGTATTTGTGCATATCGTGTAAAAGAGGAGGTAGTGTTTGTTTTTTTCTATTGGCTTTGTATTTTTTGGTCATTAATTTTCTGAAGTTACCTTTACTTCCGTTAAATGTAATAACTTTTTCAATATCATAGATTTCTTCTAAGTCATTTACAATTTTCATAAATTGCTCATCAAACTTAGCTACACAATCTTCAAGGTTTTCAAAGTGTGGATTATCATCAGGGTTTTCTTTATGTCGATAGCAACTTGCGAAAATTAAACTATCAGCGTCTATAAGTAATATCATTTCTTTTCTTCGTAAACTTTATATCCGTTCAACTTTAAAAAACTAATAGCATCATTTATTTTCTTTTCTTTAACTCTAAAGGCGTTAAAAATTTCATTCTCAAATGGGTGTATTTTATTTTTCATTATAATTCTTTTAAACTTTGTTTTATTAAATCTAAATACATTTCTTGCATTTTTTTATTTTCCTTTACTACTTGAGTAATTATAAATGGTAAGTCTTTAAATAAAGAATCTACATTATATACTAGCCATTTTTCATTATCAACATCGCCATAACCAAAATGCATTTCGCCATCGCTACAATATAAATTATGTGTTTCGTGTATATATGTATGTTTCTTAGCTTCTTTTAATTTTTCTTCTAACTCGTATATTCTGTCTATTAAATCGTCCTTTGATGTTCCCATTTTATATTAGTATTATTATTAAACTTATTATCAAACCTATAAATGCGATAGCTAAAACTTTCATACTACCTGCATATTGTGTGTCTGACCTACCTTGTCTTGACCTGTACTGTCTAACTTTTTTTTCTTTTTTCATTTCTTAGCTTTCAGTTTTCCGCTTTTATTTGTTATTTGCCAATTATAAGTTTGAGTAGTGTCATCACAAGGAATAAATATTTCCTTATCATTTATAGGTTTTAATTTAAACCATTTACCATACTTATTTTTTCTCCATAATGATTTTTGTTTTTTCATACCTTTTGATTTTCATATAATAATTCTTCCCCTATTATGTAAACTATCATATTTACTAGGCTTTCAGCATTATCATAATTTCTTATACCATCGTTACCAAACATTTCTCTTTCGTAATCTTGAACAAAACTAATACCCTTAAAGGTATTGATGTTATGTTTCTTCAACCATTGTTCAGCATTATAGTAACCTATAATATAATAGTCTTCATTAAATAAATGATAATGTAAATCATTAATGTCAACATCATTGTAGTTAGATTTTTCATCATTGATGTATTCTTGTAGTTCCTGTTTGATTGTCTCTAAATTCATATCTGTATTGTTAAAATTACTGTAATAAAAAATGCCATAACATAAAAGCAAATTAACCATTTCCAATTGTTAGGGTCTTGTTTTAAAAATTTCTTGTAAGTTTCTATCATTGTTTTGTTATTATACAGCTAATATAAAACAAAATAAGTTATAAACAAAATTTAATAACTTTTATTTAGAGAAGATTGATATTTATCCTACTAGCTTGGTTTTCTTTAAGAAGATAAACATCTTTTTTTAATCTTTTTTTTGTCCACATTGTAGTGTCAGGACAATATTTTTTAACAGGTTCTGGCATTTTTAGGGTGTTAAGCCAATACATAAAATTTCCTTTGGGGTCATTAACAAAATAAAGTTTAATTATATCCTTATCTAATTTCATTAATGAATCATACTTGTCTTTCTCAAGCATTTTATCTTCATAATATTTATTACGGAACTTCATTTCAATAACGCAATCAAAACCTTTTGGGGTTTTACCAATAGCATCATAATGTGTGTAACCATCGCCTGACCAAGTTAAATCCCAACCATCAAAATTTAAAAGCAATATAACTGCTTTCTCCCATTTATGAATCTTTTTTAGTCCCATTGTCCCAGATTACATTCAAATCTTTAATCCATCTGTTTACTGTTTTGGGCGAGCAGGTGCAGGGTTTGTAAAAACTATGCTTGTAATATTTTGCGTGTAGTTTGCACACCAATTCAAACTCTTTGGCTGATATGTGTTGTTTTGTACCCATACGGAATACTGTCCATAATTTGAAATCTGTTTCTTCAAAGGTTACCATCTTTTAATTTTTATTTCGTTGAATTTTTTTCTTCTTTCATCGCACTTACATTTAGTTCCTTTAAATGCGTGATATGTTTCTACTATATGTTTTATGCCTGTGTACTTAGTAATGTAGTATATTATATCTCCTAATTTCATTTTTTTAAATTTTCTATTTTTGAATGATATGCATTAGTGTATTTCATTAATTTACAATCCCATTTACTTACTTCATTGTAATCAGCAAAATAAAACTGACAATTTTGTTTATCAATGATATAAACAAACCAATATAAATCTATTTTATTTAGTCCTTTTTTATGCGCTTCTTCATTAACTAGTACACTTTTGTATTTTGAATCTTCAGTAGCTTTAACATCTATTTTTTTATTTTTTACTGTAAAATCTGCTTCTTTAGATGGGTAAGGGTTTAAAATTTTAATCATTGTATAATCAATGTTTTTTTCAGTTAAATAGTCAAGAACTATTAATTCCCCAACTACACCTAAAATATCAACATAATTATTTTTTTTCCCCCTGTCAAATCTAGGATTATTTTTTCTGTTACTTTTATTCATTGTAGTTCTAGCATTTGCTATTTCTTCTGCAATAACCCACAAAGATTTAGGATACCTATAATTCATAATAATTT